CAGAACTTAAATGTCCAAAGATGAACTATGGTGATTATCCTTTCATGATTAGCTACAAAAAGATTGAGGTGGCTAAGTTATTGCATGACACAAGCAAGAAGAAGTTCAATTTAATATACAAATGTAATGATTTATTATGCTTTCACACATGGGACTTTGATAAGGAGTATCCCTTTGAGTATGGTGGACGTACAGTAAGCACACGTGACCCACAGGATATTGAGCCTGTATTCCTAATTGATCCAAAGGATTGCACAATAGTGGAGGGGTTTAGTGCCTAAAGTAACCTATGCAGATGAGGTAGATGCCCACTTTGGCATCCCTTGGTTGCAAGAGTTGGCAATTCGTAAGGGTGAGTTATCCTGTGCTTTGCCTGATGAGCAGATTGATCAGTTACCACCTGAAAAGACAGCAATGCTGTCGGACTTAATTTTACATCAACCAACCTCTGAGAAGGAAGATCCTATACAGTGGGGATGGACATTACCCGGTTGGCAAAGGGTGATGGATAATTGGAAGAATGACAAGATTCATGTTATTTTGGGCGGCAACAGATCGTCCAAGACTATGTTCGCAAGTCGTATGTTAGTACACTTAGCACAGGCAATACCTGAAGCTGAGATACGAAGTATGCACGTAACAGAAGAAAGAAGTATATCAGATGCACAGAAATATATATGGCAGAACTTGCCAATGCGGTACAAGAGGGCAAAGAAAAAGAGTGAGAATCATTCTTTACAATATAATCAAAAGAATGGATTTAACTCCTCTAAGGCAATATTTCCCCCCACCCAAGAAGGTGCTGAGAGGGGTAGTACGATTTATTTTAATAATTATCGGCAGTATCAAGCTGATCCTCAGATTTTTGAAGGTTGGTCTGCACATTGCATACACCTCGATGAGGAAGTACCTGAAGCAATATTTAATACGCTCTTAGGTCGTACAGTTGACTACCATGGCCGCCTAATTTTGACCTTTACGACACTTCAGGGTTGGACACCTTTGATCAATAGTTTGTTAAAAGGTGCTGAGACTGTAAAGACTAGATACTCTGAGATTATGGGTAGAGAATTACCTACTGAACAAATTTGTAAGAATTGGCCTAATTGTAGAATATATTACTTTTGGACAGAAGACTCTCCGTTTATTGATGGTAAGGAATTAATCAATACATATGCACGGCAACCACAAGAGGTTAAGTTAGCTAGATTGTTTGGGATTCCAAGTAAAGCAGTGGAGGGTAGGTTTCCAAAATTTACAAGAGAAACCAATGTTGTACCACATGAAACAATACCTACTATTGCTGATCCAACTGTACCATCGACTAAATATTTTGTCACCGACCCCGGTGGTTCTAAACCTTGGGTAGCTATTTGGGTATCAGTATTAGATGATGGTACTATCTACATATATAGGGAGTTCCCTGATATGAGTATGGGTGAGTGGGCTTTACCCCATGTTAACGGAGTTGGTAAGAGTGTTGGGAAGCCCGGCCCTGCACAAAGACCTCTAGGTTGGGGTTACAGTCAGTATAAAGAACACTTTGAGGCATTGGAAGGTGGTGAGGATATATTTGAGCGTATTGTTGACCCAAGAATGGGTGCGGCTACAGTTAGAGAGAAGGAAGGTGAGAGTAATATAATTAACACAATGGCTAATCTTGACTTTGTTATGAAACCTGCCCCGGGTGTGGAGATTGAGTCAGGCATTGCGGCGATCAATAATGCTTTATCTTGGGATGATACTCAACCAATGACAGATGAAAATCGCCCAAAGTTATTTGTGTCTGATAGGTGTGAAAATTTAATTAGTTGTATGTTGGAATATAGTGGACAAAGTCGTGGTGAGCATTTCAAGGATTACATAGATACACTAAGATATTTAATGGTAAGTAAGCCTGAGTATATCACAGGTGCATCATTAGCCTGTACAGGAGGTGGTGGTTATTAATTGACTATTACTAATTATGTAGATAATATTACAAATTTATGCAAAACGCCTCTGATCCTGAACTACTTTATGTCAGTAAAGAACCTGATATTGGATACTTATCAGAAACTTTTCTTAAAACACAAAATGATCTTGGTGAGTGGATAGATCGTAGACAGAGGGACTATGATGTTAGAAACTGCATGTGGGCAGGAAAATCTGACGACTTTAAAAAACATTCTAAGCTAAGTGCCACAGGAGATGTATTTCCTTGGGATGGAGCAAGTGACCAAGAGATACGCATGGTTGATAATCAGATCAACAAGTGTGTTGCGATGGTTATGAATGCGGCTAGACAGGCACACATCGTTGCCACACCTGTTGAGTCAGGTGATATTGAGAGAGCGAATGTTATATCGATGTTTCTCCGTTGGTTAATTAATACTAAAATGGAGGAATTTTATGACCAATTAGAACTTGGTCTTAATCATTTCTTTGAGAAGGGATTAATGTGCCACTATGTGTGGTATGATTCCCAAGATTTAAAACAACAGCAAACTATTCGTTTGGATGAGATTGCACAGGCTTTGCCTGAGATAGCAGAAGCTATTCAGGATGGGAGTATGGATAATGAGTTATCCTCAGCGATCAAAGATCAGTTTGATGTATCCAAGGCTAAAGCTAGGGGTATGCTTCGTGAGTTACGCAATGATGGTACTACAACTATCCCTGTTACTAGACAGGTGATTAACAGACCAAGACTTAAAGCACTTGCTCCCGATGAAGATGTTTTTTGGCCTAATTATACAATAGACCCACAGGAAGCACCTTATGTTTTTCATGTGTTGCACATGACTCCTGAGCAACTCCGAGCAAAGATTCCATCAGAAGGATGGGATGAGGAGTTCGTGGAGAAAGCGATGCAGTTGGCACAAAACACACAAACAGATGATACTTTACACAATATTCGTCAGATAGATGAATCTATCCGTAATGATGATGAGACTATTAGAATAGTGTACTGTTATCAAAGGTTGCTTGATGAAGACGATATCCCCGGTATTTATTGTACGATCATGCATCCTGATGTGCCTGAACTTTATGCTAAGCATGAGTTATTAGATTACGCACATGGTAAATATCCGTTTGTAGTTACTAAACTTGAGCAAACTAGCAAAAGACTTTACTCTTCTCGCTCAATCCCTGAAGTTGGTGAACCATTACAACAGGTGATGAAGATTGAGACTGACTCGATGATTGATCGTCAGTCATTAGCAACTCTACCACCTTTAGAACACCCATTAGGGCGGCCACCTTCTAAGTGGGGGCCGGGAGTAAGAGTGCCTTATCGTGTGGCAGGTGAGATTCGTTGGGCAGATACACCACGCTTTGATGGTGGTAATGTTGAGGTACGTAGATATGTCCAAGAGATGTTTGATAAATACTTTGGTAACTTCGCACCGGGTGTGGATCAGGTTGAGTCACAGAACAAACAGCAAGCAATAATCAATAAAGTATTTAATCACCTGAAGTATGTTTTCGATCAGATTTGGACTCTATATCAGCAATATGGGCCGGATGCTGAGTTCTTTCGAGTCACAGGAATGCAAGATGTACAGAAGTTTAATAAGGGTAGGGAAAATGAAAGATTTGATTTCTATTTGCAGTTTGATGTGGCAACTCAAGACCCTGAGCAGATGTTGGAAAGAGTCAGAGCGATAGCAGAACTCGCACCTGCATTGGACAGGTCAGGCACTTTAGATACAGAGAGACTTCTTCAGCTTGCAGTAGGACAGATTATGCCGGGTGCGTCTGAGAAAATTATTATTCCAAAAGAGACTGCTTCTCAGAAAGCTGTAGAAGAAGAGAGGCAAACAATTGCTGAACTTGTGGCAGGTGTACCACCTAATGTAAGACCACAAGATTCACATGAGTTAAAGATGCAAGTATTTCAAGAATGGTTATCACAACCTGATATACAACAAAAAGCACAGCAAGACCAAGCATTACAGGAGCGGATTCAAAATTACCTTCAACAGCGTCAAATGCAGATCACGCAGAAACAAAACGCTGTAATTGGTAGACTCGGAGCTAATCCTACACAGTTTGGTGAAACAGCACAGCAAGTAGCATAGAAAAGGGACGCATCATGCCAATGGTAGGAAAGAAAAAATTCGATTACAGTAAAAAGGGTAAAGCGAACGCAAAAGCGTACGCAAAGAAGACAGGTAAGAAAGTTAAGACTAAGAAGAAATGAGCATCACTTATCGCGGTGAGAAATTCTCTAAGTATAATTCTCCTAAGCGAACACCCGGTAAGTCCAAGAAGTTTGCTGTTCTTGCTAAGGAGAACGATAAAGTCCGTCTTGTCAGATTCGGTGATCCAAACATGTCCATTAAAAAAAATATACCTGCTAGACGAGCTTCCTTCAGAGCAAGACATAAATGCGATGAAAAAAAGTCTAAATTAACCGCCGGATATTGGTCTTGTAAGAAATGGTAGCAAAGAAGAAAACTAAATCTCGCGTCAATCAAGCAGGCAATTACACAAAGCCCACGATGCGTAAGAGGTTATTTGAGAAGATCAAGAGTGGATCAAAAGGTGGTAGGGCAGGTCAGTGGTCAGCAAGAAAAGCACAAATGCTTGCAAAAGAATACAAAGCTAAAGGTGGAGGTTATCGTTAATGGCACTCAGAAAGCCACAGAAGTCCCTCAAGAGGTGGACTAAGCAACAGTGGACAACTGCATCAGGCAAAAAGTCATCTGAGACAGGTGAAGTCTATGCACCAAAGAAAACTATAAAAAAACTTAAAAGTACCAAAAAGGGTAGAGCAAAGCTTGCTTCGGCTAATAGAGCAAAAAGGGTTGCAACTAGCAAAGGTAAGCAGTACGCCAAGCACGGATTACATAAAGGGAAGAAGAGATGAATAGATGTCTCATCTGCAAAAGGAAGTGTATTGGATTGTATTGCTTACAATGTTCTTCATCGAAAGAAATGTAATTCTTGACACTATGTTTGCTATCCTAGATATAATTTACAACAATTTTAAATGAGCAAAACTAATCACGAAATAGATCATGAAGATGCGATTAGAGCGTTGTCCGCTCTCAAAAACGAGCCCAACTTCAAGCGATATATTGAAATGCGTGAAAGTTTGCGTGAAGACACTATCAGGTCGTTGCAGACTTCTGAGAGCATTGCAGACACAAACAGACACTTCTATATCACAGGGAAACTCGAAGCTATTGACGAAGAGTTAGATATGTTTTACAAGCTTTGATTGTAGAGGATCAATCTTAGTTCCCAACCCTCTACGTCTTGGGGTGGCGTAGAGGGTTTTTTGTGTAACCACATAAATACTTAAATAAGTCTTGCAATATTTATATCACATAAATAGGCTAATACCTACTAGGCTATATGCCTTGATTATTTATGGAAACAATTACCAAAGAGGTTGTCTCAGAATCCTCCGAAAATTCTGTGGAAATAGAAAAGCCTGTTGATGGGAATTTATCTGTAGCTGAATTTGCTGATCAATTAATGAAACGCAAAGAAGGTGAAGATACTGAACCTGAGACAACGACTGAAGAGATAGATGAGTCTACTGAAGAAGCTGTAGATCCCATGCAAGTCTCTGAAGTTGAAGATACACAGTCTGCTGAAGAAACGGAAGAGGAAGATGAATCATCGCCACCTCCACAACCTTCAGATGTTCTTTCAAAGTTTAATATTGATCTTGATAGTTTATCGGAAGAAGATAGCCGAGACTTAGCAAAGGCTTTAAATGCTAGTGCTGTCAAAAGGTTTGGCACTCTGACTCGACAAAAGAAGGAGTTACAAGCAGAGAATGAAGCACTGCAAGAAAAGGCTAAACAAGCTGAAGAGGGATCAGTTCCAAGTTATCTACAAGACAATGCTCTTTCTGATGTGAGTGACGAAAAGGGACTTGTTGAGAAGATTGAGCAGTTCAATGATTTAATTGAATGGGTTGACGAAAACTTGGATAATGAAGTTCAGTATGATGAACAGGGTAACGAGTTCATAGCTAAGAATGGTGATCAAACTTTCACTAAAACTGAGTTAAAGAAGTTTAAAGCAGATGCTAAACGGATGTTACGTAAAGATGTGCCATCTAGAAATGCTTGGTTGGCTGAGAGAAAACAAGCAGATGAATTAGCGTCACAAACTTTTAACTTCTTAGGTAATCCTGAAAGTAAAGAGTATAAACTATTTATGGAGGTTAAAAATAGCCCTATGTATGAGCCAATAAGAAAGCTTATGCCTAATGCTAATTTTGCTATGGGACTAATGGTTATGGGTTATGAGGCAATGAATAAGAAGAATGCATCTCAACCCAAGTCACCACCTAAACCAAA